GTCTTTGCCGGATTTACCTTTTGATTTAACCTTTCCGGTTTTCTCCGGATGTGCTTCACGAAATGCGTTCTTGGTGCGCGGTCGGTGCTTCCGCGTCTTATCTGGCTCTTTAGTTGAACTGGATTTCGCTTCACTGGTAGTGGGGGTCTCTTCGATGACTTCTCCTACGGTGGTGCCATCAACGGAGACCAGACCTGCTTTAGGATCTGGCTCTGGTGATGAGCAAAACGTGGGTGGGCTTAGAATGGTTTCAGCGGTTGCTCCTTCGAGCCATTGCTTGAAACCGACGACGTCAAAGTCTGGGATCTGTGCGAGCAAGAGATCATCCATCCAGTCCTCATGGACGTTTGGATAATGGTCTGGCTCTTCCACATCGGAGTTCCAAATTGCTAAATGGTTTCTATAGTTCTCTCGAGTGGTTGGATACAAATCCATGACCTTGGTAACGAAGTCACCCAATACGGGCGTTCTTTTGTCACACAGGTAGAAAGCAAATGCTTTCTCTCGTAACTTGATCATTGGGGTGATCTTGCTACTGAGACGTACCGTAACGTGGAATTTGGCGAGTTGCCTACGAATATCAGCACAGCTGTTACCCGGCGTCTCACCGTCCCACCAAACATCGGGCCCATAATGTCTGGCAAGAAAGGTCACACCTGGTTTTCCATGCGTGACACGTTCCAACGTTAGCACCTGCCCCATGGCAGTGGCCGCTTTCTCTGCGGCTTGCTTGCACTGGTCGACGACCAAACCATCATCTCCACCATATAAACCCAACCGTTCCCATGCCTCACTCGCGTTGAGGTACTTCCCGTCAACGCGCATCATGCGAAACGCTAGGAAAGAAATGAAACAGTTAAGTATAGTGTTGAAGGCTGAGGTTTCAGGCGATCCTGATGCCCTAGCGTCTCCAGTATTATATCTAACACCGAAGGCGGTTTTGGCACGCAAGTTCGTCTGGCTACGCATAAGCTGCAGCATATGCATGGTATAACGAGGATTGAACACACGCAGCATGAGCGTGCGTTCAAAGAGGCGAACATTAGTGTTCACTCTCCCGTCAAATCGGCTGTAATCAGTCGAGTCGGCATGGCTTTGCGCACCCGAACATAGTCCGGACACACGTAAAGCAATGTCTTTCGGTTTCTTGCCGAAAGCATACCACTCAAACTTCTTGAGCTGATCCGACAAGGCATACACAAATTGCGAATACTCCAGTTTGTCTACCCCATTGATCTGGCTGATCGCTCTGGGGTCATTGACAGAACCGTACGCTTCGTTCTTTTGCATAACCTTAGTCTCGTCATTCCTCGCACCGTGCTGTGCATCATCTAAGATGCGTCGCTGCGTAGGCTTGGGCTGGCGTCGGTAAACCTCATCTACTTCAACTGGATGCAGGCGTTCTCCGATCCGA